TTACTGCTGGTGCGGCTGGCGGTACAGCTACAGGTGGAGATATAAATATTACTGGTGAACAAGGCGGGTATTCTTACGGCTCAGGTGGAACAGTTCAAACTAACTTTAGCGGTAAAGGTGGCGACTGTGCTGGATTTGGTTCTGGTGGCCCTGCCGTGGCAATTGTGGCAACCGCTGGCGTACAAGGTAATGGTTTTGGTGCTGGTGGTGGTGGAGCTCACGGCAATGCAACATCCGCAGCAGGTCGAGGTGGAATCATCATTTTTGAGGCATACTAAAACGTTTGCTTAAAACACAGAAACGCAGTAAAGTCAACACATCATGGCAAAATCAGCAGCATGGACACGCAAAGAAGGCAAGAACCCCAACGGCGGCTTGAACGCCAAAGGTCGCGCCTCTGCGAAGAAACAAGGCATGAATCTGAAGCCTCCACAACCGGAGGGCGGCAAACGCCGAGACTCTTTCTGCGCCCGTATGGAAGGGATGAAGAAGAAGCTCACAAGTACGAAGACCGCAAAAGATCCAGATTCGAGGATTAACAAAAGCCTTCGGGCATGGAAATGTTGAGGTAAACATGGATGACACAGACTTTGAAAAAGACGGTAAAAAGTCAAAAATGGTTTCACCACCAAAAGCTTCGGACGAGTCCGTTGCCAAACAACAAGCTGAACGTAGTAAACGTACTGCGGATGAGATTAAAAAAGGTGCTGAAGAGTACAAAAACAACCCACGGTACGACACTGAGAAAAAACTACGATCTCTGCAATTGCGTGGAGGTAGTTTAGGGGGCGGAATGAAACCGGGCCAGTCTCCAAGTTTGGATAACCCAATTGAAATGAAAAAAGGCGGCAAAGTCTCCAGTGCTTCCAGCCGTGCAGACGGCATAGCCCAGCGTGGCAAAACAAGAGGTAAATACCTATGACCGACCACGATCACGAAACACTAAAGCACATCCTTGATGGTGCATCACTTATCACCGTCATAGGAACGCTTGTGGAATTCTTACCTGCCGTCTCTGCACTGCTTAGTATTGTCTGGTTGGCAATCCGCATTTACGAAACTGAGACCGTACAAAAGCTTGTGAATCGCAAGAAAGCTGATGATGCCAAGCAGCAGTAAGAAGCAACACAATTTCATGGCGGCGGTGGCTCACAGCCCGGCGTTTGCCAAGAAGGTGGGAGTTCCACAATCTGTGGGCAAGGATTTTTCAACTGCCGACAAAGGCAAAACTTTTAAAAGAGGTGGGGATATGGCTACAAAGAAAATGAATCCGTTTGCAAAGTTTGAAGCTTCTGCCAAAGACAAAGCAATGGACAAGAAAGAAATGGGCATGAAGAAGATGGCCGCTGGCGGCTACACTCGTGCTGCTGATGGCGTTGCTACCAAAGGCAAAACCAAGGCTAAGCAAATCGCCATGAAAAAAGGCGGGAAGTGCTGAGATGCGCCCCAGTCGCGGTATGGGGGCAATAGCCCCCTCAAAGATGCCCAAAGGCGTGAAAAAAGCACGCCGGGATGACACTGATTTCACCCAATTCAAAAAAGGTGGAGAAGTGTGGGACAAACCACGGCCAAAAGGTTTGGGCGCACCCAAGGCGCTGTCATCTGCTAAAAAAACCAAAGCAAAAGCTGCGGCTAAAGCTGCTGGCAGACCATACCCAAATCTGGTTGACAACATGAGGGCTGCAAAAAATGGCTGAGAAATGGATTCAAAACGCAATCAAAAAGCCCGGTGCATTACGCTCCGCATTGGGTGTCAAAGGCGACAAACCCATCCCCGCTGGTAAACTGGCCAAGGCTGCAAAAGCTCCCGGCAAGATGGGCCAACGTGCACGTTTGGCTCAAACTCTCAAGAAGATGAAGTGACATGGCGAACACCTCTGGACAAGCAGGCTTTAATTTAGACCTCACTGAGCTGGTTGAGGAGGCATTTGAGCGTGCGGGTTCAGAGTTGCGCACGGGCTATGACCTGAAAACGGCACGTCGATCGCTTAATTTACTATTTGCTGACTGGGCAAACCGTGGCATTAACATGTGGACGTTTGAGCAGGGTACGATTACCTTCGAGCAGGGTTTGAACACTTACGCAATTCCCACCGATACGGTGGATTTGCTGGATCATGTGATCCGCACCAATGCAAATGTGGCCGCTACGCAGTCTGATTTGACAATCACACGCATCAGTGTGTCTACCTACGCAACCATCCCAAACAAACTGACCCAAGCCAGACCGATTCAAGTGTGGTATCAGCGTTTGGATGGCCAGAACGCTCCTGCTGGCGTGACTTTGGCAACCACCATCACGTCTACAGATACCACAATCACCCTTTCCAGCACCACGGGGTTGGCCACAGCAGGCTATATCACGCTGGGCACCGAGACCATTTACTACACATACGTGGATGGCAACGATTTAGGCGACTGTTTCCGCGCTCAAAACAACACAACTGCCGCAGCGCACACCGCTGGCGTGGCTGTTTACGTTCCTAATCTCCCCAGAATCACTGTTTGGCCAACGCCGGACGGCTCCCAGACATACCAGTTCGTGTACTGGCGCATGCGCCGTGTGCAGGATGCTGGCAGCGGTGTGAACGTCATGGATGTGCCGTTCCGTTTTGTGCCCTGTATGGTGGCTGGATTGGCCTACTACGTGGCTTTAAAAGTGCCCGGTGGTATGGAACGTTTGCAAATCCTCAAAGCACAATACGACGAAGCTTGGATGACGGCCGCTGACGAAGATCAGGAACGCGCCGCGTTGCGCCTCGTGCCTAGACAGATGTTCATTGGGGGCGGCTGATGGGTAATCGGTTTGCCAGTGGCAAAAATTCGATTGCCGAGTGCGACCGGTGCGGCTTTCGGTACAAACTCACGGTACTCAAGAAGCTCGTTGTCAAGACCAAGACGTACGACCTGAAGGTTTGCCCTGAGTGCTGGGAACCAGATCAGCCGCAGTTGCTGCTTGGTATGTATCCAGTGGATGACCCGCAAGGCGTTCGTGACCCACGGCCTGACCTGAGCTATCAAGTCTCTGGCTTGTTGGCAGATGGGTACAGCGGTGGCGGTAGCCGGATATTTCAGTGGGGGTGGAACCCAGTTGGGGGTGCATCAAGTTTTGATACTGCTTTGACCCCAAATAATTTGGCAATGGCAGTAGAAATTGGTACAGTTACAGTTGCAACGACATAAGGAGTCGATCATGGCAAAAATGGAATCAAGCGCATCAGACAAAAAGCAAGATGTTGCCTTAATCAAAAAAGCGTTCAAGCAGCACGACAAGCAAGAACACAAAGGCGGCAAAGGCACTACGTTGAAGTTGCACAAAGGCGGCAAGACCAACGAAGACATGCTGAAAATGGGTCGTGGTATGGCTAAAGTTGCCGATCAAAAATCCGGTACGAAAGGTTAATCATGGCCACCAAGATCAACAACAAACCTGCCACTGCGTACGCAAAGCCACACACCATGTCTGGCAAAGCCGTTGGTATTGAATCCAACCCCGGCAAAGAACCCAATCGCAGCAAAGCCGACACGTTGGACATGAGCGTTGGCAACATCAGCAAGTCTGCTGGTAGCGAAACCGTTAAGACATCCGGCATCAAAATGCGCGGTACTGGCGCGGCTACTAAAGGCTTGATGTCTAGAGGCCCAATGGCATGAATTACGCCCAGCTAGTCACCGCAGTATCTGATTACTGCGAGAACTCTTTCCCAACCACTGACATGGATACATTTATTCGTCAGGCGGAGCAACGCATCTACAACACGGTGCAGATTGCAAACTTGCGGAAAAATGTGACAGGCTCGTTGAATTCCGGCAATAAGTATTTGGCTTGCCCACAGGATTTCTTGTCGCCATATAGCTTAGCCATATACCCCGTTATCACTACCACCGCCACAGGCACTTCTGGCCAATTCACGATAGTGGTAGCAGATGCAACGGGTATCCTTCCCGGGCAAGTCATTTCAAACGCCAACATCCCCGCTGAAACTTATGTTCGTGCGGTTAGTGGAACAACGGTCTACATGACTCGAGCAAGCACCGGAACGGTGTCTAGCACTACCATTTTCCAAGGCGACTATCTGTACTTGCTGAACAAGGATGTGAACTTCATCCGCGAAGCATACCCACAGACCGCAGGTCGTGGCGAGCCTAAACACTACGGCATCTTTGGCCCTCAGTCATCGGACGTCAATGAGTTGACTTTCATTGTTGGCCCAACGCCTAATCTGTCGTACATGGCAGAGTTGCATTATTACTACTACCCACAGTCTATTGTTACTGCCGGCACAACTTGGCTCGGAGATAACTTTGACTCTGCGCTGTTATATGGGACAATCTGCGAAGCATTTGTTTATATGCGTCAAGA